CTAGGGATACAGATAACACCTGATGAGATTGAGTATGTAACAGTCAAAGGTATGCTGAAGTTTCAGGAAATATTTGAGTGGGCTGCTATGATAGTGGAGTTTTATGTCGGTACACAAGCTGCAAAGAGGACGTAGATAATTAACCTATGTTATGTAGTCAAGAAGCAGTCAAGAAACAAATGCTTTAGTAGATAGGGTTACAGAGGTTTTAATGTTAAGTAACAATAACAAGGAAGTTAAGTAATGAATAATTCTGAAAGACAAAAGTGTGAAATCTGGACTCGTGTTATGGGCTACCACAGACCCGTAAGTAGCTTTAACATTGGCAAGAAGGCTGAACACGCTGAGAGAGTATTCTTTAGGGAGACTACCAAGAATGATAAACAAGATTAGTAAATGTATTATCGTATTTGCAGTAGGTGTAACCTTATCGTTAGCATCACTAGCATTCTTTAATCAAATAATGTCAATGCCTCAACAGGCTATGACAATGGGTTCTATGATGGTTATAGGTGCTGAAAAGCCCTGTGACTGTAGATGCCCGAAACCTAATTAATAACCAAGGAGAATAATATGTTGAGATACAACTTCCCACAGAAAGAAGCAAAGAAAGAAGTAAAGAAGGTAGTTAAAAAGAAAGTACCTGCTACTAAAAAGTCATCTAAGTAGTTGATTTAACTACATAAATTGTATTATAATGCACTAAACGGAGAACCTTATGACCTTTAGAGAACTTATCAATGAAGTCCTAATCAGGTTGAGAGAAGACACCATTGCTACCGATTGGTCGGGTAATATCAATGATAGTACAACAGTAACTGATTATCAAAAGGTTATTGGCTCACTGATTAACGACTCAAAACGTAACATCGAATCATATCACGACTGGTTAATCCTACGTGAGACTAAAGAAATTACAACTGTATCAGGCACTAGAAACTATAATTTAGATTCTGGTCAAGAGATTAAGATACTTGATGTTGTTAATCAAACAGACGGTCAACGTCTAACTCAAGTGTCTAGGCAGTACATGAACTCAGTTATGTATCCTACTACCGCTAATGGCTACCCTTTATACTATTCATTCAGAGGTTCTGACTCTTCTAACAATCTAAAGATTGACTTAGAGCCTATACCTTCAGCTGTGCATACTCTTTCATTCGATATGGTTAAGTATCAGGCTGAGTTGAAGACTGCCTCTACTTCACTTAAGTTACCAGATAAACCTGTTATCTTAGGTGCATGGGCTAGAGCTATTGCTGAGCGTGGTGAAGATGGTGGTACACAAACTAGTGTAGTTGCTGCTGAAGTTGCTCAATCTTTATCTCAAGCTGTTATGGTAGATAGTGGTAATACTGAGTATGAAACTGATTGGTACGTTTCAAGTAATTATCAACATAATAACCGTTAATGGCTAAGCAATTATCATATAAGCCACTTAACAACATTGGTGTTAATGGGCTTAATACTCAATCAAATCCTACTACTTTAGATTCTAGTTGGCTAACTGCTGCTGAGAATATTGTACTTAGAGAGTCAGGTCGTATCTCTTTTAGAAAAGGATTTAAGCAGAAAGTCTTAGCTACTACGTTACCTATTGGTTCTATAGGTGAGAATGAAGCTGGTGTAGTTGTAGCAGGTGTAGGTACTAATATGTACACGGTTGACTTTACAACACCTGACGCTCCTTGGACAAATGTTTATGCTGTTCCTAGTGGGACTGCTTCTGATTGGGAGATATCTCCTCTTAGAGATGAGCTTTATTGTATGCAAGCTGCTCATGAGATGATGGAGTTTGATTCTGGTACTTGGCTTCCTATTAGCTCAACATCTGGTTATAACGCTACAGCTGCTTCTCTTATTACTGTAATGAATCCAAGCTGTGGCATGGCGTTCTACGGAAGAATGTGGGTTGGTGGCTGTGCGCAAGACAAAGGAACTCTTTTATATTCAGATACATTGAACGCTCATAAGTGGGGTTCGGGTGCTGCTGGTTATATTGATTTACATACAGTATGGGATAGTGATGAGATTGTATCTGTCGCTCCTTTCTATGGTAAGTTAGTCATCTTTGGAAGACATAACATTGTTATCTATAATGGACCTACTGACCCCTCTACTATGGTGTTAGATGAAGTTATCCGTGGTGTTGGTTGTGTGTCAAGAGATTCTGTTGTTGCTGTAGGTGATGACTTAATGTTCATGTCAGATACTGGCTTACGTTCATTATTCAGAACTACTGAGAAAGATAAGCTACCTTTAACAGACCTATCTCTAAACATTAAAGATACTATCGTTAGAAACATTGCTTCTGATAGTAATATTAAGTCTGTTTATATTGAAAGTGAAGGTGTACTGGTTGTTACTTTTGTTACTCTAGGTATTACTTATGTCTTTGACATTAAACATAAGACACCTAATGATGCTCCTCGTATTACTACTTGGTCTTTCTCAGGTGAGAGGTCTCCGACTTCTTTGTTCTACTCTGCAACTCAAGGCTTCTTGGTTGGTCAGGAAGCAGGCTCTATTGCTACCTATGAAGGCTACTATGATAAAACTTATGTAAGCGGTGGTACTTATACTTCAATTCCTTATAACGGTAAGTTTAAAACTATATGGATTGACTTAGGTAATTCAGTTATAGCTTCTTTATTAAAGAAACTTAAAGCAGTTATCAGCGGTGGACCAGGAACTAATGTCGGCTTACAATGGTACAAAGACTTTAGTGTTACACCTTCACTTTCACTTGGCTTTACACTTAATCCTACATCATCAGGTACTTCTGCTTTATGGGGAGCTTCTACATCATTATTTGGTGCTGCTAAGTATGCCCCTATCTATGGTTTAAGAGAATACAATATACCTTTATCAGGAAGCGCTAAGTTCTTACAATTAGAAATGAGTGCTGAGACGGCTGGTTATACAGCTTCATTACAAGACTTAACATTATTATATAAAGAAGGAAAAATACGATGAGTAATTATACTATTGCCGTTGCATGGTCTGGTAAGGATGCCTTATCGGATTCAGACTCAGCTAAAGTAATATCAGGTGCAGACTTTAATACAGAATTTACAACTGTTCAAACCGCTGTTAATACAAAGGCTGATGTCAATGGTTCAGCCACTGAATCGTTTAGTGCTACTACAGCTACAGCTGGAACTAACACTACACAGGTAGCCACTACAGCATACGTAACTACAGCAGTTGCAGCAGTTGATTTGTCAGCTGTTTATCCAGTAGGAGCTATTTTTACTACTGTTACCGCTTATGCTAATTCAGCAGCCGTTGTAGCGGTTATCGGTGGCACTACATGGGTCTCATTTGCAGCAGGTAAAATGATAATGGGTGTTGATACTGGTGATACAGACTTTGATACTGTTGAAGAAACTGGTGGTGCTAAAACACATACATTAACAACAGCTGAAATGCCGTCACATAATCATAACTGGGCGGCTGGTGAATACTCTGGTGGTAATGATTATGGTACTAACTTACTAGGCGCTAATAACACTTACGCATCAGGCACGGGAGCTAGTCAAAGTATGACTACTTCGTCTACGGGTAGTGGTTCATCACACAGCATTATGAACCCATATATCACTGTATATATGTGGAAGAGAACAGCTTAAATGAAAGACCTAGATGAACAATTACCTACATTTAAAGAGAACCTTAACTACTGGTTAATAGGAAACTCTAATGCTATAGTGTTTTGTTTAGATATGATTAAAGCTATTCACTTATGGGATGACTTAATTGATAAAGATAATGAATTAAAGGATGAAGAGATTAATGATGTGTTTACATTCTTAATGGTAGATATGCCTATGAATCCCTTCTATGCAGTTAATCAAAGAGATATAGCACCTATGATGCAGAATATAATACTCAAGTGGCATACAGCTAATGTCTTTGAGAAAGAGAAAGAAGTTAATGATGTTGATAAAGCTTATATGCTGAGAGCTGAACTCTATCAACTATTTGTTTTATGTGCTACCTTGATAGGTGGTCGTCAATGGGGTAGAGATATGTCAGTAAGTATTTGGAGAAGTTACATCGAGAGTGTGGATGAATTAAAGAAGGAGGTAAGTCATGCCTGATATAGGAAGTGCCATAGGCGGAGGTATTAGTTTACTTGGTCAAAGAAGTGCAAGGAAGTCACAAGCAGCAGCTTCGGATGCAGCTTCAAGGGAGGCTGAGCTAGCTTATCAAAGGTCATTACCTTGGGATGTTAAAGGTGCCTTCGGTGAAGCTGAATATGATGAAGAAGGCAGACAGCTTGATATGTCTTTATCTCAACCTTGGCAGTCTGAGTATGACCTTGCTATGCAGGGAGCTAAAGACCAACGTGGTTATATTGCTGGTATGGAAGCAGACCCTTATGCAGCTGGTCAGAAGTTCTATGAACAGCAGAAGGCTCTTTATGCACCTGACCAAGAGAAAGATAGATTAGATTTAGAGAAGAGATTACTAGGCCAAGGTATGTTTGGTTCAAGTGGTGGAGCTGCTCAGATAGAAGCTCTACGTAAGGCTCAAGCTCAAGTAGATTTACAAGCACAGTATGGTGGTTTAGAGAAGGCTCAAGGTCTGATTGATACTTATAGAGGTAGAGCAGCTACTGATTTAGGTATGGCTGAGACTATTGGTCAGATGCCTCAGAAGTATGCTGAGACAGGTAGAGGTATTGGTACTGGCATGAGTTCTATTGCAGGAACAGCTGCTCAGTTATCAGCTCAAGCTGCTCAAGCTCGAGGTGCATCCCAAGCTAGTTCGGCTTTAGGTATGGCTAACCAGTTCAGTGGTTTAATACGACAACCTAATGGTGGTGGTTTCATGGGTTCAGGTTATTTCCCTACCTTTGGTACATCTACTACAGGCGCTACTACTGGTGGTATGTTATATGGCCAAGCACCTATGGCTGGCTTTAATTTAAGGTAGGAGAATATTATGGCATTTACACCAGATGGTATGTTTTATTTAAGTCAGGCAGACTTACAACCTTCTATGGATACATTAGGTACAGGTTTTAGAGGTATGCTTGGTCTTCAGAATAAGGAAGAGGTTATTGGTTCTATCTTACAAGATGCTGATTACTCTACTCCTGAGGGACGTAGGGCGGCTTTAGACCAGATTAGACAGATTGACCCTGTTAGATGGGAAGAACTTAATCAGAAGAACATAGACTTTGAGAAATCTGAATTAGAAGTTAAAGGCATGAGAGGTATCCCTGAGAAGACTACTTACTTTAGAACTCAAGTAGAACCTA